ACAATGTTGAATTATGCGAAAAGCTAGGCATTGAAGTGCCATTACAATTGCATATACAGAATTATGCGGCAAATGATATTAGAGTTTATTTGCACCAAACCGTAGCATAAAGATATTAACATCACTGGTATCATTTAAAAATAGTGACCAATATGGATCACCATCATTAAATCTAAAAACAAGACTGTGCGTAGGACTTAAGTGTTCACTACACCAGTTCTTTAATGGTTCTTGTATAGTTTCTTTAAGAAAATCTGTAGCTAGTGGTGGAAAAAATATAGTTCCTATTAAATCAGGAAATATCTTTATAAGAGTTTTATTTGGTGCCAAACTAATTGCTTGTTCTACGATTATATCGTCTAGCGTTGGATATTTCATTTATATTGTTTTTTTATTTCATCAACACGCATAGACATATATTCTAATAATGTTTGCCTAAGATTATCTGGCATCTCATGCTTTTCATTTTTTAATTCATTGATAATGATATAAGTGAAAGCAAACTCAATCATCTTTGCAATTGAATAACCCATACAATATTTATAACGATTTTATGACTTGGGGAAAAAGTTGGAGCGGGTGACAGGATTCGAACCTGCGACGAACAGCTTGGAAGGCTGACACTCTACCCCTGAGTTACACCCGCATTATGGCGGAAAGGGTGAGATTCGAACTCACGGTGAACTTGCGCCCACGCCAGTTTTCAAGACTGGAGCCATCAACCACTCGGCCACCTTTCCTTATATGGTGCTGCCAGAGAGATTCGAACTCCCGACCTGATGATTACTAATCAACTGCTCTACCAACTGAGCTATGGCAGCACTGGTGCGTCTGGAGGGATTTGAACCCCCACCACCCAGTTCCTAAAACTGGTGTCTCTGCCGTTGGACTACAGACGCAACTGTATTATATATATCCTAAATATCACGTCATGTCAAGAGATTTTTTAATCACGAGACTAATTTATGGTATGTTAGGTTTATATTTAATTGTAAGCCTAATATATCTTTATAACATCATTTTTCAAGGATTATAAAATGGATATCAAGCAATTTCAAAATACCGTAAACACATATCTTAAAACTCGTAAAGAAGGCGATATAGATAAACTTGCAGAACGTGAAGTAAAGATAAGAAAACTTTCCACGATAACCATTACGGTATTTGCTATGGTATTATCTGTTGCTACCATGCTTGGTGGTAAAAATGCAACAAGAATTATGGAAACAAATATTGAAGTTACAAATTCTTGGGCATTCTATCAGGCAAAAAGTATTAAACAAAACTTGTATTATGTGGATTTAGAAGATACAAAAGCACAATTGGAAGATGCTACAACACCAGCTAATGTTAAAAAGATATTGGCAGAACGTGCAACACGTTATCAACAAGTGATCAATACGCTTGAAGATGAACCAACTGGCAATGGTAAAAAACAAATTATGGCAGAAGCACGTAAACTTGAAGCAGAGCGTGATGCTGCTAAAAAACGTAGTCCACTATTTGGATTATCAAGCACCGCATTTCAAATTGCAATTGTGTTAAGCACTACTGCTATACTTGGTGCTAATATATTGCTATGGGGCAGTAGCATTGCTGTTGGATTGGTTGGATTAGCATTACTTGCCGATGGTATTTGGTATTTCTACCCACTAGCATTTTAAGTTTGGCTGGAGAGACAGGATTCGAACCTGTGACCAAGTGATTAACAGTCACCTGCGCTACCGCTGCGCCACTCCCCAATAAACCTTATATTCTTACTATACTTATATTTGCCTGTTTTGTCAAGCATTATTTTTGGAGCCTACGGAGGGATTTGAACCCCCGACCCACGGTTTCGAAGACCGCTATTCTATTCCACTGAACTACGTAGGCATTATATTGGAGGATCGGATGGGACTCGAACCCATGATGTTTGTATACTAGGTTAAAAGCCTAGGCCGTTCGCCACTACGGTAACCGATCCAAAAATTCTAAAGTCAGTGTGCAGCCCCCATCTTTCGCCCACACCGTGACACATCCCATCGCCATTGCGGATTGTTTATTGTGCCTTACCATCTTGATTATTTTTCAATTTTACTGGAATACCATTTTCTCGTATTTGTCCAAGTTCCCACCCAAGAGAAATCCAATAATTTAAATCAGATTTTAATATCATTCCATATTCTTTTGTTTTTACATTTTTAATCCAACATTTTCCAAAATTTGGATTACCGCTGCCTTTATTTGTTATTTTTAACTTTTCAGCAATTCTATTTTCAATTTCCTTTGGGTGTCTTTTTCCTGTAAAAGTTCCAGAATGTGTTTTATAATAAGATTTTAAACTATTAGATATATTATCTTCCCACTGTTTTTTTAACACTGTATTATTATTAAAATTTTCTATTCTTTTTTTATTGGAATTTTCAGTGGCAACTTTTCTAACATTTGGATTTTTTAAATTTTTTACAGATAGATTATTTTTGTTAATATGACTAAACCCACCTTTTCCGCCTTCGCATAAATTGTAGGTTTCTTCACTTATAACAACTAATTTTTTTTCAGCAGCATTCATATCTGCTTCATTATCATAGGTGTGTAATATTTCTTTTGTAAAATTTTCAATGCCGTATTTGGCAATTGCTCTTTTTACATTTTTTCCACTTCCCATATACCCATCATTTAGATTGGTAGTTTGGTGTTTACCAATATAATATTTGCCATTTATTTTATTAGTAATTTTATAGATTGTATAAAACATATGTATGTCCCAGTTGTAAGAAATAGATTTACTCTACTACTATTTATACAACTGGGACACTTGTGTCTCCGTGTCTGGCGCTGCCCCAGATTCCCCGCAGTCCAAGTGCGGTATTATTCTTACCCTAACTCCACAGAGATAAACTTATAGAAGGTTCCTATATAATCCCATCGTCACCTACAACGGTTGGTAGTGATAGTTCTAGTTATCCATCACACATTTGTTCATATAGAAGGTTCCCAGTCAATACAGGTCACCTACAACCCTCTCGCCTAATTGCCACCGTATGGGGATCGAACCCATCTCTCAACCGACTCCGCACTTGAGAGATGTGCGCCCATCTCTCAACCGACACCGCAGTTGTATCCTATTCCTATAGACGAACGGCCAGTAGTTGCAACCCTACTGTTGGCAAACTGTTGGCATTTGTTGCGTTAGATGATTGCTCATCTGCTTCCCTACCATCTCCGTAGGTGCTTCACAAGCAGTGCCATACTGCTACAATCTTGGTTGCGGTGGGTTGGATTTGCACCAACGATCTTCTGGTTATGAGCCAGACGAGATACTACTTCTCTACCCCGCAATAAATTTTGGTGGGACGGGTTGGATTCGAACCAACTCCGTTTCTATGTGCTGGATTTACAGTCCAGTGCCCATCCGCCGTCTGAGCAGCCGTCCCAATATCCTTATAATAGCATATTATATTCTTTTGTCAAGCACTTTTTTGGTACCGTCTACTGGTATCGATCCAGTTCTACGAGTGCCACAAACTCGTGTGCAACCTTTAACACTTAGACGGCTTAAAAATGGTTACTCAAATCGTAATTGTTAAGTCTAACTTGATAGTCTTCCTCTGGAGTAATTTCACGAGCGACAAAATCAAATGTTTCATCTTTAATAGGAATTATTTTTACGAGTGGGGTACCAGCTTTAATAATTTCTTGTCTACCAAGTGCATGCCAATACATTTGGACATTGATTTCACTGTTCATCGTTGGGTCTAACACACCAGGTATAACACTAAATCTTGTTTCATTATCATACCAAACTGGTAAAAATAAAACTTTGTAATTTTTTGGAACTTTAATAAACCATGGTGTATTAATCTTCAAAACCATTTTAAGAGTATTAGGTCTTGGAAAATAATCAAAAAATACTTCACGTTCAAAGTGAATAATGTCTTTAACATCTAATCCACCACTGCTGTTTTTACTTAAAAAATTACCTGCATTAAGTGGTGTCTTCCATTCAAAGTATTCACCATCTTCATACGCATCAATAAGAATATCTTGCCATGCACGTATAACATATCCTGTCTTACAATAATCAATAATACCAGGACATTTTTTAATGTTAACTTCACGGTGTTCTTTTTTAAAAGGTTTTACTTTCTTTAGAATTTCTGCTAAATCTTTTTTGCCAGTATCTGGTGCAAATCTTTCCATTGCAACAGGAACATTAGTATAAAATTCTATTAAATTTTTCTTTTTAAACCAATTAAACATTGTAAAATCCTTTATTGTATTATAAAGGTAAAAAGATAAAAAGTCTAATTATATTTGGAGCGGATAACCAGAATCGAACTGGTGAATTCTCCTTGGCAAGGAGACAGGTTACCTCTACATCATATCCGCATCATTGGTATATATCAATTCAAGTAATATCCATAAATATTTTTTTAGGGAGTAATCGACTATGGCTAAAGCAAAAGGCGGCGCTAACGGCGCAGTGAAAGTTACATTCAAAAAAGCAAGTGTTAAGAAACGCACTAGTATTGGTAATGCTAAGGCAAGTCGTCCTAAAAATAAACATGTTCGACGTGCTACCAAAGCATACGTTGGGCAAGGCAAACCATAGTAATTGGCGTTCTCCCCAAGATTCGAACTTGGAACTGAAGTTTCGTAGACTTCGGTGATATCCATTTCACCAAGAGAACATGTTGGTAGACCGTGTAGGATTCGAACCTACGTTGACGGAGATTAAGAGTCTCCCGCTAAAACCAACTCAGCTAACGGTCCATAAAATTGGTGCTGCTGACTGCACTCGAAGCAGTTTTGTCCACCTTATGAGAGTGGTTCGATGTCCACCACCGACCCAGCAGCATTATCTGGTTGGCACAGTTGGATTTGAACCAACGACCTAACGCTTATCAAGCGTTTGCTCTACCACTGAGCTATGCGCCACTAATTATTATTGTCTTGTATCTAAAATAATATACTTGCCACCTTGACAAGTTATTCGTATCTTTATGATAGGGTTGGCTTTGTTTTTTGCCTCAACCCATGCGTTCATAAGATTTTGTTTGCTATAATCAGCAGCAATGTCCCATTGTGTCCAATGGTATTCTTTTACATCAAAGTAAAAATAATGCATCCGCCAATAACACGGACCCCACTCCATATTGTAGGTTTGTGGTTGAATATCCAACAGTATCTCCAAATATGGAAAATCATAGATGTGATTGAGATACTGATGTAATTGAAATCAGTGTGCTAATTTAAGTAGTAGATAACCTGCACCACCCAAAACTGGTATGCAGACTAATATTATTACAAATGCCCAAAAATATTGCCAAAAATTTTCACGTCTTATTTCGGCTTCTTTGGCGGCACGTGCTGCTTTTGCTTCATTGGCTACTTTTGTTTCTTTGAAAGCCTTGCGTTGCGCTGGCGTCATTTGTAACAGCATATGTTGTTCTGCTTCTGCTGCTATTTCACGCATAGCTTGTTCACGTAGTGCATTATTATTGCGAGTTATTTGATTATTAATTTCAATTATTTTATTTTTTTGTATAATTTTGGCATTATTGGCAGCTTTGATATTTTTTGCATTACGCACATCATCAACAATACCAAACACAGCATCAGTGATACCGTCACCATATGCTTTGCCTAGTTTTGCTGCTGATTTAGGATCAAGTGCCATATTATTATTTATGGTAATTGGTCCGCCCAACGGGTGTCGATCCCGTTACTTCACCTTGAAAGGGTGGTGATATAGCCAGCGTTATCTATGGGCGGATTATAGTGGAGCGGGGGTGGGGAATCGAACCCTGTGGTTGTTAGTTAAAGCACCCATGCTAACCCCAGCATGATTAGTTTGGCGACTCCAAGGGGGATCGAACCCCTATCCCCTGATAGACAGTCAAGGATAATAGCCATTATAAGATGGAGCCGTATCATGGTGCAAAGTCTTGGGATCGAACCAAGTTGGCTGGATTTT